TCTTGGCTCAATGCCCACGGTGGAGGAGATGATTGAGCGTAAATGATAAAAGTTACGTCGTCGTAATCGGTCCCGCTGCCTATTGTCCCCTCCCAATAGGTTTGAGGTGCGGAAGGAGTTACCGGGTATTGCAATTCCGTAACGGCGGTGAATGGAGAATACCTTGGCGAAAGGGTTATTGTCCCTATGTCAGTTTCAAAAGTCCACGTTTTCACCTTCCACCACCAATCAATCGCTGTGGTGAACGAAACTCCCTTCGGGTGGTATAAGCTTCCTACGTGCTCATTTAATTTTGCCGGAAAAGGAAACCCCGAAAAACCCGAGCTCTTAGTCGGGTCAGTCGTGTCTTCGTATGTGGCAAATGCAACGGTGCTCACCGTATTAAAAAGGTTTTGGTCAACGCCACCCCGTCGATAACTACGGTGAGGTCAATGGTCGCCGGTTGCGCGGGCGAGGGCGCGAATGAATCCCCGCTGTTTCCTTTATTAAGCGTGATGCTCGTTACCGGAATGACGGTTTCGGAAACTGTCACGCTGGCGGGTTGCGTTCCTTTCGCGCCCGCTCCCGTTGCCGGGTTCTGCTGTGCGGTCGCCCGGATGATGTCGGTGCGGTTCTGGAAACCGATGATGCTTTCATTCAGTCGCTCGCGGATGTCGTTTGGCGTCTGGTTGGCAATCCGTTTGAGACTCTTCTCAACTGCTTTCTGTGCGTCGTTGTCGGGCATGTTACTAGGTCAGGTCGGCAAAATTGAATACCACGGCGTAAACGCTGGTGTATCCCGTCCATTCGGAGATTTCGCTGCGGATGTCGTAAAGGTAAAGCCCGGTGCTCGGTACGCTGCTGACGGGCGACGTTGCCGGGATGCTGCTTGGCGTCACGCTGGCGGTCAACGTAGCTTCTGCCGTCTCGGATGAGGTCACTTCCGGCCAAGTGGTTCCTGCGCCACCGATGATTACCCCAGCACTGGCGATGATGTTTTGCGTCTGCGATGCCGGGGTGATGGTCAGTGCCGCGTGAATCACCGGCCCGATTCGCACGGAGCGAACGATGTTGCTGATTTCGTAGCTCTCGCTTCGTCCGGTGCCTTTAATGTAGCTCTGCGTGTCCCCCGTGGAAACGCTCTGCTTGGCGTTTGCGCCTGCCTGTACGCTTGCCCGCTGTCCTTTGAGGGTAAACGTCCGCGTGATGGCACTGCGGCTAAATTTCGGCCAATTGTTGACCGTTGCACCGGCAAGGGCGGTCAACCGTGTAAGAATCTGCGCCCGCGTCGAACCGTCTGCGATGTAGAACAGGTATCCGGTTGCCGGTAGGTGTTCCCCTCCGTTTGGCGTGATGTCCGGTTGCAAGTCGGGAATGATTGCCGCGCTGCTCTGTGCGCTCGCCTGCAACGGAATGGAGAGCGATGCGTTCTCGCCTACGCTTGCCCCTTCTGCCGTCTCGGTGGCGTCTCCCTGCCCCTCGCTTGTCTCATAGACAACGGTAAAGCCGTTCAGCGTGTCAGGGATGTCGTTGCTGCTTAGGTTGATCTGCGTTTGAAACGCCCGACTGAACGCGAGGATCGCGCTGCTCGGGATTGTGGTAACGCGAACCAAGCTCGAATTGCCATCGGTCGGCGTAATGTCGGTGTTGGCCTGCCCCAACAAACTCGCCTCAACGTAGTCCCGATTTGTGTCCTGCTCGGTAAACTGCGTGATGATGCCCCGCTGCTGGTCAAACTTCTGCCCTTTGCGAAGGCTGCTCTTGTCGGTATCTGGCGCGAGTTGGGCCATGCCTTAAACCTCCGCTCGAATATTGGGGGGTGGCACCTGACGCATCCGTTCCTCGGGCGTGCTGGTTCCGTTCGTGAGGCTTCCATCCCAACGAAGTAGAGCGGTCAACGCGGCGTCTCGCTGCGCGGCCAATGCTTCCTCGTCAATGTTGCCCTCCTGCCGGGGCGCGAACTGTTTCCAGTATTTGTTCACTTCAATTACCGCCTGCCAGAGCATGAAGTCCGGTGCGCGCTCGGTGATAAAGTCGGTGTCGCTGTCGGATGTGTATTCCGCGAGCCAACGGATGATTGAGAGCTTGGCGACAACCGGGAACGTGAATCCCGTTGCCGGGGCAAGAAAGAGCGTTTGCCCCTGCTGGTAGCAAAGCGGGTTCTCAAAGCTCAACCCCAAGTTCTCAAGCGTGCGGGCGCTGTTGAACGCCTGCCGCCCTACTGCCCTGCGCGTCCGGCGAACAAACTCGTCGTTGGTCAGGTATTCGACGGGTTGATATGCCCCGCCTGCCACTGGCAAAAGAACGTCGCTGATTCGCTTCACGCCAATCGTGCCGGTCGTTGCGGTGACGGTCGCTGTCCCGGTAAAGGTTCCCGATGCGGTGTAGCTGCCTGCCGGGTTGGTGCTGGCGGTCGTCAACGTCCATCCGTTTGTTCCGTAAAAGCCATTCAGCCGGATTTTCCATGCGGTGCTGTCGTAGAAAAGCACGTATAAAGTGCCAACGGGAATGTCCGTAATCGTGAAGTTCCCCGCCACGTTGTTGACCGCGTAGGAGTCGATGTCGTTAAACGTCACCGATGCACCGTTGGCCGTTGCGGTCGTTTGCGAGTTCACCGCTGCGGCAATCTTGGTCGCAATTTGCGCCATCGTGTCGGTCGATAGAAGCGCAATTTCAATCCCTGAACCTGAACCGCTGCCGTCCACCGAAAACCAATAGTTGTTCCCGTCGATTGTCAGCACGTCGCTTGCCGATGGAGTCGTGATTACTACCATGTGCATTTGTGCCACGGTGCTTGCCCGTGAGTAGAACGGCAACGCGCCATACACGCCCCCTCGGGTGTAGGTGCCCGCACCGTTCGGGTAAAGCGTCCCCGCCACGGTCACGCTGGCGTCGGCATAGGCATTTGTGATTAGTCCACCGGATGCGCCAATTGAAAGAAACACGTCCGTCTCGCAGTAGTGGAAGTCCGCAATCCGCTCGGCGTACCTCCGGGCGTTGTTCAACGCGAGCGAGAGGATGTCCGCGTTGCTGTTGATATTGAAATCACTGGTCAGCGTCCGCTTGCAGTAGGCCGTGACGTTGTATTTGAGTTCGCCGTAGGTCGCCATATCAGAGTCGCAAGGTGCGCCCGTTGTAGCTTTGGGCAATGTCGGTGTAGAGGGCACGGGTGATTGCCGCCTCTGCGGTCGCCTCTGCCGCTCCTGCCTTTGGGTTGTCCGTCTCCTCGGCTTGGTAGGCGTAGGTCTTCGCAAGGTTCACCACCGCCCGGCAAAGCTCGCCGTGCTCGGTCATGGCGTTGGTGTCTTCCCCCTTCACGAGCTCGGCAGGATACCAGTAGCCCGACACGTTGAAAACTGCGTCGGTCGTAACGCTGTATTGCGGCGGAACGCTGAGCATCCATTGCCCGCCCGGCCCGTTCCGCTCAAGAAAGATCACTTGCACCGGCATGTATCCGCCCGGCACCGGGAGCGAGAAAGGTCCGTTCTGCAAAGGCCAAATGCCCGCTGCCTCAACCCGTGCACGGCTCGTCACTTTCACCGGCAGATTGTAGAGTCCGTACGTAAAAGAAACCGGGCTTTCTTCGGTGCCGAGTTGTTTGAAGTCCGGCCCCATCGGTGCGGTCGTCTTGCCGCTCGGGACCGTCACCGTGCGCCGGTCATACATGAACGTCCAGTTGTGCCGCTCCGCAATCGCCTTGGTCGCTCGGTTGACGTAGCCAAGGTAATCGGAGTCGAGGCGAACGCTTTTGACACCGTACTCGCCTACTTCGCGGAGAATGCTTTCGAGGTTCATAAACGCAAAAAGCTCGCGGCGGCATTACCTGCCAGCCGCGAGCTTTGAAGTGTTTGCGCCGGGCTTACTTGCCCTTGCTGCCCATGTTCTCGGTCGAGTTCTTCGCGGGCTGGTTCGGCGGCGTGTTTTCTTTCCAAATGGCTTCAGGGGCCAGCTTGGGCGGCATCCCGCCGCTGTTCTTGATAACGCCTTCGATGGAGTTGGATGGCGACTTGACGGATTCTTTGGACTGTTTGCTCATATGGTCGGGATGTTACTGCGATTAGACGAGGTAGGCAACGGGCGCTTTCGCGTCCGTGAAGCGCGTAGAATTTGGCGTGAAGTTCGCGATGGTAGTGAAGGTTTGGGTCGCGCTGCCACCCATGATTCCGCCATCGGCGTAAATCGGGATCGTGCGGAACTTCCGGGTCGCCGCTTCGTTGAAAGTGACAGCGAGGAAAAACGTGCCGGGACCGTTGATTTTGTAGGGCTGCGTGAATGCCACTTCTTGAACTTGGGCTGCGGTGCCGATAGTCGCTCCCTCAACTGCGCTCTGTGCAAGAACCGCGCCCGATTCATCGTGAAGCGAGACAATCACCTTGCCGGTTCCGCCCGCATCGCCAACGAGATAACCGATGCCGGTCGCCAAGCAATCACCGGGCACCCAAACACTGGCGTAATGCAGGGCGATGGCGACGGTGGTGTTGTCGCCGCTGGTGGCCGCGATGGGTTGCCACGTCTTGATGCCAAGAACGCGAGCTTGAATAGTGGTTCCGCCGGGAGATATGGATTGGCTGGGCATAGGTCAGTTTGGTTGGTTACTCGGGAAAGATTTTGCTGCGGGGTTTCTTGGCTGCTTCGGTCAGTTTTTCGATCAACTCGGGGTCTGTCACAAACTCCCGATGCTTGCCCGCGAAGTGCTGGCTTCCATCTGGAAACTGGATCATCCCGATTTCACCGAAAAAGAACGATACACCGGAGAGCTTCTGCGTCTCGCTCAAGCTCTCAAAGGCTACTGCCTCTTCAATGTCGATCACCTGTAGCGGTTGAGATTCACTGGCTATCTCCTCCGCTGCTACCGTTCCCGGTTCGGCGGATTCCGCTGCTGGTTCGGCGTGCTTCTTGGTGCGAGACATCGCGGATTAGGCGTTGATCTTCGAGAAGTCGTAGGCGTAACCGAACGCGCCGACAAACTGCTCCATCAGGCCGAGCTTGGCGCGGAACTGCCCCTGATAGGCGTCGGTGCCGTTGGTGGGCTCAAACTCCTGATAGTGGAGCTTTTCCATCTGCTTCATGCGGATGAGCCCCAAGTCCACGGCGAGCGCGTAGTCGTTGAAATTCGTGTCGTTCTTCATCAGCGGGTGCATCGCGAGGGATGCCTTGCCGAACGGGGTCTGAATCTCGGTGAGCGACAAACCGAACACCGGGGCGCTCTGGTCGTTCATAATGCGGAAACCGGCCTGCGCGCTGTTGGCAAAGCTGGAAAGCGCGGTGTAGGCACTCGGGCCGCACAGGATCAGCTTGGCATCGCTGCCGTTGACCATAAAGGCGTTCAACCACGCGAGGAGCGAGGCGAGGGTCACGCCGGAAGTGCCGTTGCCGTTCAACTTGATGTTGGTCAGGTTGGAGTCGGCGGCGATGGCGGTGTCAACCGCCCAAGTGAGTCCGCCCGTGTATTGCTCGCTCGTCGCGCTGCCGGAGATGCGTTGGCCGAAAAGAAACGCCTTTTCGATCTGGTTGACGATCTGTTCGAGCGCGTAGGCAACCGCGTCCTTCTTCGGCCCTTCCATGTTGGTCCGCACCTGCCCTGCGGCGTAGTAGTTCGAGAGGTACGCCGTCGATTTGAAAGTCTGGATGAGGTTGTAGTAGTCGCTGGGCTGCTCGTAAGCGGCGCGGCGGGGTGCGCTGCCTTCCAGTGCGCCCTCGGTGATGCGGGACCACGTATCGTCGGCGTCGATTGCAACGCCGGTCACGCCGGTATTGTTGAAATCGCGAACTACGGCAACAACCGTGCTTACCGTGTTGGTCGTCGGGTCGGCGGCAACCTTGATGTATTCGCGAGTGCGACCATTCCAAAGCACCGTGCCTGCGGCGAGGAGGGCGGCAACCGCGCCCGGACTGGTGGCATTGCCATCGTCAAACGTGAGGCTGGTGCTGGTCGCGCTGGCTGACGCAGTAGAATAGAAGTTGGAGCGAACAGGATCGCGCTCCCAAAAGTTGTATCGCCCGTTCAGCGCGACTTCGACTTTCAGGCGGGAGAAAAGGCCGAGAAGCACGCTGCCGAAGTTGGCGCTCTTGCCTTGGCGAACCAGAATGCCGGGCAACCACTCGCCCACCAAGTCATTCGGATTTGCGTTGCTGGAAGTTAGGAGGTTGGCGACAGCGCTCATTTTTTGAAATAGGGTTGGGTTTTGTGGCCCGGATTGGGTTGCACAAAACTTGTGTCCGCTAGGACATTTTCGCACGTCGTTTTAGAATTTGCGTCCATGCAATCATTGCTTGCCTTTCTCATTGGCGCTTGCCCGTGTGTCGGCGGCGTGTAGTCTTTCGAGAAATGAACAGTTCCCGCGCTCTCGTTCCTCAAAAAGCCAAGTCTCGCGCTGCATTGGGGCGCACCTACAACCGGCTCACGGTCGCCTCATTTCACTCCAAGAATGATCGCTCTGAATGGCTGGTCGAATGCCGTTGCTCTTGCGGTGCGCGTCCCGTCCTCGTCTTACAGCGTGTCATGCGCGGCGAGACAAAAAGCTGCGGGTGCCTTTCTCGCGAAGTCTTGGCATTGCCTACCCGGCAACGGGTTCCGTCCGGCAAGCGGTTTAAGTGCAAAAGTCGCGAGTCCCATCGTGCGAGTCAAAAGAAATGGGTCGCCAAGAATCCTGACAAAGTGGCGGCAACTGCGAAACGATTTCGCGAGCGTCACAAGGAAGCGGTCAAAGCCATCAAAGCGGCCTACTACCAAGACAACCGGGCGAAGATCGTAGCCAAACTGATTGAGCGTTACGCTACGGATGAACGGTTTCGGACTGAGTGTCTTTTGCGCTGCCGTATTCGGAAACTGGTCCGGTCAAAAGGTGCAACGAAAGCGGCCCGGACAATGGAGTTGGTAGGGTGCGATTTCGACTACCTCAAGGCGCATTTGATTTCCCTGTTCACTCCCGGCATGTCGTGGGACGCGGTGATGAGTGGCGCGATTCACATTGACCATGTGCGCCCGTGTGCCTCGTTTGATTTATCGGTTGAAGCTGAACAGCGGGCGTGCTTTCACTGGTCAAACCTGCAACCTCTGTGGGCTGCTGACAATCTCAAGAAGGGCGCAAGGCTTCTCGGGCAATCTTGAGGTATTCCGGTTCCGGCATGGATAAGCCGGACACGATTTCGTCAATGACGGTGCCGTAATACGGGGGCGCTCCCTTGCGTCGAGAGAGCCCCCTTGCCTTTGCCATCCGTTCAAGTTTTCCGGCTGTGTCGGTCGAGACTGTGACGCTCAAGCGAACGGTCTTTGCCGGTGGTCTTCCGGCTCCGGGGCGCTTTCCGCCCCACTGATTTTTTCGCTTACGCCGTGCCATGTGCTTTAGGCCGCGTCTTCGCGCAATTCACGCGCCAGCCGTGCCTCGCTGCTCTCGGTTCTGGTCGGCGTTGCCCCGCCCGGACGGTCGCCCGATAGCGGGCGTTCGGCTGGCTCTTTCTTTGCTGGGGCGGGCTTAACCTGCTGCTGTTGCTGTGTCGCCTGCGCGCTACCCGGTGCCGGGAGTTTCAACGCCTCGCGGGTGTAGTAGGCAAGGTCGCTGCGAAGCTGCTCCGGGTTGTTTCTCAGGTCCGCGTACGCCTGCGCCCAAAGCTGCTCCTGCGGGGTCGCCTTGCCCTGCTCGGCGCGGGTCTGAATGTCCTGAAAGCCGCTCTCCATCTGGTTCGCCAGATAGCGGTACGTCGCCAATCCCTCGGCGTGTCCGTTAATGTCGGGGTTCGCCGCGAGGAAAGAGTGCTCTGCCTGATACTGCGCGATGAGGCGTTGCTGTTCCAAGATGGGGGCGATTTCCGCGAACAATTGTTCGCTCGCGTTTGCTGCGAACTGTCGGGCGCGCATCTCGGCAGAGGCGAGCTTCTGAGCGAACATGCTGGCCGCTTCCGGGCCGCCCGAAAGGATCGTGTCCATTTCGTCCTCGGTGAGCGCGTAGTTCTCGGCTGCCGTGCGCTTGATGAACGCCTGCTCGCGCTCCTTGGCTTCTGCTGTCTGCTTCTCGGTCGCCTTGGTGTCGTCCTGCTTCTCGTCGGCCTTGGCGGGCTGCTGTGTGCCTTCCGCTTTCGCCTTCAAGTCCGCGTAGTGTTTCGCCCATTCCTCGGCGGTCTTCTCTTCGTCGCCAATCTTGATCTTCTGCGGCTCGGCGGGTTTCTCCGCGATGCTCGGCTTTGTCACCGGGGGCGTCGTGGTCTTGGCTGTCGGGGTCGCTTTTGCCGCTGGCTTAGCTTCCTCCTTTTTCGCTGCCGGTTTCGCCGCTGCCTTTTTGTCGTCGGCGGGGAGAAACTTGCCGTCTTCACCGCGCTTCGGCGTCGGCTTCATGCCGGATGATTCCTCAAGCCGTGCGGTCACGGCATCCGGGCTTTCGTCGTCACCAAAAATGTCCGCTGGTCCGCGAACGCCGTCGTCCGGGCTGTCGTCCAAACCTAACGATTTCACCGCACTGATTTCCTTCGCCCCGCCGATGGGTAGGACAACCTCCGTAATCGCTGGGCCTGCTGGCGAGTCGATCACGGGCACATCAACCGCACCGGCTGAGATGGTGTCGCTTTCTGGAGCGAGGAAAAGGTTGGAGATGCTGCTGTCGAGGATTTGGTTCTTTTTCATGGTGTCTTGATGTTGTGGTTGATCTGACGGGGAAGGGGTGAGCTTTCAAACCACGAAAATTCTCCGCGGTATTCGTCGTCCGGTAGCTTGGTCATTAACCCGAACAATTTCGATCCTGTGGCCTTGGTCGTCTCCTTTGGCTTTACCACTGGTGTTTGCGCGGCTTTGGCTGCGGCAGCGATTCCGCTTAGGCCAGCGGTGAGCATCGCTAGGAAACTGCGTCTATTGGTGGTCATAGGTTGGGTGTGGGTTTGCTGACGATTGAAATTGCGAGGTCGAGCGCGTCCAGTTCGCCCTGCGTCTTTTGGAGTTCATCGGCCTTTACCGTGCGGAGTTTCCGCATCCGTTGGGCGTGCTCCTGCGTGAGTCGGTCGGTCAGGATCGCCCTTACGACCGTGCCTCTCGGGTCGTTGTTCCAATCCTCCCGCGCTCGGGCAACGTGCTCCTCCATCATGCCGAGTTGAGCGGCAACGCGGGCATCCGGTGTCTGCTCCGCAATGCTCATGCTGGCATGGCGTTTTGTTCGTTCTGCTTCTTCAAATACTTCGCGAATCGCTGGTGCGCGTTGTCCTCGTCCAAGTCGATCACGCGGCTTGTGAGCAATACTTGTAGCGTGGTCGGGTTCTCCACTCCGCTCTCGGCCAATAGCCGCATTTGCTGCGTGTCCTGCACAACGTAAAGCATCGGGTCGGCTTTCTTGTCGATGGTGATGCCGTGAAGCTCCTTCAGCCCGATGAGAAACGCCGTGTCGCTCTCGCCTGTCTCCGCGATGATTGCGCGCCATTTGCTGTACACCTTGCCGAGTACGCGGTGCCGGACCAGTTCAAGAGCAAGGCTGGGCTTTGGTGCGGGTTCTCCTCCGTTGATTAGGTGCATGGCTATTGCAGGGTTGTGCCGGTCAACTGCGCGGGTGCTGCGCTGGGGATGGGTGGCACCTGTTCCGCGCTCGGGATGCCGGTCGGCTGCATTGGCACGGGCGCGGGCGCTCCCATCGGGGCGGGTGCGCCCTGCTGTGGCATTCCGGGCTGCGGCAACTGCGGCACGCCCTGTGAGGCGAGCATCGCCTGTGCGTTCTTCGCCGCTTCCTCGCGTGTCACCTGATACTTTTGCACCGGCAAGCCCGATTTCTTCAGCAAGTCGCGGAAGATTTTCACCGCGTCGAGTGCTCCGGGGATGGTGTTGTTGAACGCCTCTCCAAGTGCCGGGTTGGTGCTGTAGGCTTCAATCGTGCGCGCTGCCGCTGCGACAACCTTGCTGTCCGCGCCCGGCAAGCTGCCGTCGTGTGGCACTACGTCGAACTGCCCCTGAATGTCCGTCCGCTGAATTGTCTTGTAGTCCGTCTGCTTGGGCTGGTCGGGGTCAAACTCCCGGTTCTTCCCCTGAATGCGAATCATCATCGCTTCCGGCATAAACTGCTGGAAGTTGCATACCCAACGGCGGGTTTGTGGTCGCAATCCCTGTTCGGCCAACATGCGGGCCACGCTCGCCACGCGCCCGACTGCCATCTGCTTTGTCGCGTCAAACTGTCCAAGGGTCTGCGATGGGTCTTCCGTCTCGCCCTGCGTGAAGGCGTTTGCGCCCGTGGTCGTCTCGGCGGTCTTTTCCCACATCGCCATCTCTTCGTTATACCCGGAAGTCGTGTCGGTGAGCGGGATTTGCGAAACGATGTCGTCTCGTGGGACGCCCCGGCCTTGGTCGGTGCGAAGGATCATCAACCCGTTCTTGTCCGGCGCGAGCAAGTTGGACACGTCGCACTTAGTCCCGTCGATCAACAGGATATTGCCCATGCGCTTCTGCGCGGTGCTGTGGGTCGTGTTGAGGTCGTCCACCCGGTCCTGACAGGGCTTGATTGCCAACGCCCATCCCGGCGAGAACTGGCGGAAGGCGTTCGGCCTGCCCTCGGCAACCGCGTAGGGAAATTCGTCGTGCTTGTTCGGTTGCACGTTCAGGCTGAGCACTTCGCCCGTGTTGGTCACGAGTAGCTTGATGAGTTCAAACTCCTCGTCGTCGTACATGTGAAGCGTCTTCGGCTTCTCGCGAATCGTGAGATTGAAGCACTCGCACGTTGCCCCTTGGTCTTTGTTCACTTGGTCCGTGCCGGTTATGTTGAGGCCAACGCTGCCAAGTCCGTTCGCCACGCCGCCGCGTACCTGCCGCTCAAAGTAGGTTCGGGTGCTGTTCACTCCCTGCGTGCCTCCCATTGCGCTCGGGGTCACGGTGTTGCCCTTGTTCACCTTCAGGCTCGCTACGGGCTTCGGCAGCACGTAGTCCGGGTCTTCCGGGTCAAGCTTGCTGCGGCGGTCGAGTTCGTGCCACGGGATGAGAACGCGATGCGCGGCGTATCGGCCTTCCTGAAAGCGAATGATCGGCAACGCTGGGTCGCAAATGAAGTCGTAGGGCGATACCAAGTCGAGCTTGTTGTAGAAGCCGAACCGTGTCCGCTTGTTCCGCCAGCGAACCTTTTTCTGATAGGTCAGCACTGGCTTTCCTCCCCGCATCCTAATCGTTCCGTCCCCGTTCCGAACCGGCACCTTGGGCTTGCCGTAGTCGTCTTCTTCCACCTGTTCCCGTTCAACCTGCGTGTCTTGGTCGGTGCTCTCGTACCAGATTCCCCGGTTGTAAACGACTGCGGACCAAATCCAAAGCCATCCCTGCAAATAGATGCCCTGCTTGGCGTCGTTCCACGATAGCAGCGCGTTCACGTCGTCCGCTTTCTCCGCGTCGTCCTCGCCCTGTGCTTCAACCGTCCGGGCCTGCTCGCTGCCGAAAAGAATCTGCGCGACGAACGTCGTGAGCGTCACCATTTGGGTAAACGTCATGGGGTGGCGGAAGTTGATCGCTAGGTTCCGGTCGAGCTTGCTGAAGTTCGCCGGGTCAACGATTGGCGAGTACATTTCGACCAGATCGGTAGCGGCGTCGAAGTCCGCAACATAGTACTGCAAAGCCCGTAGTCCGTTCTCAATGTAGTCCTTGGCGGTCTGCGAGATTTTCGATGCAAACTGCGCATCGTAGAACGGGTTTTTCGGGCGACTGTCGAGCCGTGCGGCTAAGGATGAATCCATACCTTAGAAAAACGCCAGCTTGAATCCCGCAATCGTGCCGTTGGTCGTGATAACGAAGCTGCTCGGGGGCGCTACGGGGAACGTCAAGACGGTTGGCTCGGTCAGGCTGAGAGCGATGCCGGTGTCACCGCTGGTACCCTTCAACGTGATGGTCTGTCCGTTGCTGGTCGGCGGGATTAGCACTACACCCCCGCACTGCGCCAGTGCTGGGCATGTCGTGGCGTTGATCGTGTTCGCCCCGCTGGAGAGAGTCAGCGATTGAACGGTTGCGCCGATGTTGATTGGAACTGTCGCCATGCTATTCGGGTTTGATCTTCACTGCCTCCATGTCTTCCCGCTTGCCGGAAATGACGGTTGCCATTTCAAGGCGGAAGGTCTTCTCGCCAATGGTGATTTTCTTCCCATCAGGCAAGATTGCGCGAACCTTGTCCTTTGGTGCTGGGGCTTCGTCGCTCATGCGCCGGGTTGTGCGGGCGGCTGAAAGGCTTTCGGCAGCTTGGGCGGTGGGTTGATTCCAAGCACGATGTCCTTGCCCTTGTCGCCGTCCGGGCTCGGGATGACGTAAACGCTCGAACCGTCCGGTTGCATCCGAACGTCAAAAGGTGGCGCGGCGGGTGCCTGCGGGGGCGGGAACATGCCGGGTGGGTTCATCGCTTCCGGTGCGGCGGGTGCGGGCGGCATCGGTGGTGGCAACGCGCCTGCTGGCGGCATTGGTCCCGGTCCTGCGGCGATTGGCGGGGGTGGTAGGATCGGGCCTGCTGCGTCGGCGGCGGCTTTTCCCATTGGCATCAGGGGCATGGATGGTCCGGGCATAGTGTTATTTGTCGAGGTCGAAGTCCTTCGGTGCTTTGGTCGTCTGTTTCGCCTTCTTGGCGATGCTCTTTCCGCCGAGTCGCTGCTGAATCTTGTATTGCCGCTTCTGGCTCGCGTCCGCGATGCCTTGCAAAAGGTTCTCCACTCCGCTGTCCACGCCATCCCCTACGTATTCCTCAACCTTGTCCTGTATCTCGCCCTCCAGCTTGTCGAGCGTCCGATAGACCGCTTCCGGGTCGGTGCAATCCTCGCACTCTGCCGCCTGTTCTGCCGCGTCCTTGTTCCATTGCAGGATGTCCGCTGTCTCCTCGCCTTTCCCGATGATGCGCTCGGTCAGGTCGTCAAACGCTTCGGTGTAGGCGTCGTATGCTGCCCCGAAAAAGGCGTGGTCTTCGTGGAATGTCTTCCCCTCAACGAGATTGTGCGCCGCGTGTGCCGCGAACTGTGCCGCTCGTAGGGTCGTGGCGAGAAGGTCCATGCTTAGACGGTGATTGGCGAGGGTGGGTTGAAACCGTCGTCTTCGTCAAAGCCCATGTCGCTCGGTCCCTTCACTGCCTGCTTGCCCTTCCGCATCGCCGGTTCCATCTCGTTCTCGGGCATGTCCTTCATCGCGCTGCCGGGGATGAGGGTCGCCTCCATGTTGCCGCCCTCTGCGCTGGCGATGGTGAGCTTCACCGTGAAAGTGTCTCCGGGCATGGCGTCGGACATCCCCGCCGCGCCAGCCTGTCCGGGGGTCAGCATGATCGCCGGTTCGCTCGTTTCCTCCGGTAGCTGCTCGCTCTGCTCAACGGGCGTGGTTTCGTCGTCAAGAATCGCGGTGCTGTCTTCGGGGATAGTCATGGTGGAAAGCGTGTAGCCTCTCCACCTGTGTTTCGCAAGTCCTTTCTACCCGTTGCCGGGAAAAGCGAACAATTGTTCGTTTTCTGAGTCCTGAGTTGAGCGGGCTCGGCCTGTGTTTCCGAACGATATGGGTTGCAGTGGTCTTTCGACATGCTTTCCACCTGCCAGCGCACGTCTCCGCTTTCGCGCCGCTCAACTCAAGACTCGCCCCGGTGGGCTGGCACAGGAAGCACCTAGAAACCTGTGCCAGCCTTCGGGGAGCACTCCCGATTCACCACGATGGCGACGTTCGGAATGTGCGGGGTGTTGGGATTCATGGCAAGTGCTGAATGTGCTTTTCCACGTATCGCCACGTCGGCCAAACGCAATGCGGGCATCGGTCTTCTGCGTAGTGTCCCCGGCACTTTTCACAGACTCGCGATTGCCTTGGGAAATACAGCTTGTCCGGGTCAACGTGGATAACATTCCCCTCGTGGTCGATTGCCAAGACTTTGCAAACCGGGCGGTTGAATAGCGAGTTCATCGCCCTGTTGAAACGCTCGGCGGTGTATGGCGGGTCAAACTTCATCGCGAACAATTGTTCGTTCTCAGCGGTCTTCAGTTCCGCTTGTTCCGGTCTGCATATTTCGCCTCCATACTTGCGAGGCTCGATTGCAAGTCCACCCCTGCAATCATTTCGACTAGAACATCCCATTGGGTCGCCTCGATGAAAAGGTTCATCTGCCTCTCCGTAATCTTCGCCGTCTCGCTGAGCGATTCCCGGCTTGATTGCGCCTGTCCTACCAATCCCCCAATCATTCCGCTCGCAATAACCTTTGCGGCTATCGCTTTTTGCTCCTCGGTCAGCGGGACAGATTCCGTGAGCACTTGGGTGATGATAGCGGCTTGGGTCGCTACTCCCCCTAGTATGTTTTTTTGGTGTTGTGTCATATCTGGTCAGCGGTCTTTCGTCTTGGGCTTCATCTCCAGCTTGGGAGCGTTCAAGCTGCTGCCGCTCTTGTCCATCCATGCGGGCCGCTCGGTGCGTACGGGTGCCTGCTGGGGCGCTACGGGCACGCCGGGCGTCGTCCGGGCGTCAACCACTACGGCAACCTTGCTGTCCCGCAATAGGACAACGTGGAGTCGCTTCGTGTGGATCGCGTAGCCGATGGCGAGCGCGATGGTCAGTAGGGTTATGATGAGTCCGCTTCGGGTGATGGTCATACGCGCCTTTCTTTGCTGAGTGAAAACAACTTCGTGCATCGGTAGCACCCGTTGCCGGGAGTGAAGCAAGTAATCGTCGTTACCCATGATTTCGCTTCATCCCATCCCTCGTATGCCCCCGCTGGTTTCCACTGCACGTCTCGAAGGATTACCTTCGTTCCCTCCGGTAGCTCAAGGCGGGTCAATGGGTTCTGGAAATCGTTGTCCTCAAACCAAATCAGGTCGCCCGGCTCGTAAAGCTCAATGTCGATTGTCGGGGCGTCGTTGGCGTCCTTGCCTACGCCCACAATTTGTCCGAAGTCGCATCCGGGGCACGATGCGTAAAGGTAGTCCCCTACTTCTGGAAGTCGGCTTTGGTCGTCGGTCATGGGGTCAGTCTTTCCAGAGGTTGAGAACACGTAAAAACGCCTTGGCGCGCTGCGATGCGGTGGCGGAAAGGTGCCAGTAGATAATTTCGCGGTCTTCGCAATAGCGCGGGTCACGTCCGGTCTTTGCAAATTCATCCCGCGACTGCTTGCCGATTTCTTCGACGTATTGCAGTCGCTCGCGTTCGGTCAGAACCTTCTCCGCCTCGTGCATGGCGTTGAGGTCGTTGAGGTAGTCGGGAGCGGGAACGGGCTCAAGAATCACGCGGTCGCTATCGGTCGGGCGTCCGCTGACATACTTCTTGCCGACTTCCTCCGTCACTTTCCACGCATCCGACAAGCTGCTCGTGTAGCCCGCTGCGTTTTCGCGGTAATAGCAGAACGGCGAGTGAATAGGTTTCTTGATTACGAACAGGCTATGTCCGCAGGCCGCGTGAATCGCGATTCGTTGTGCTTCGGGTGTCATTGGTTCTCCGGAGTTAAGATCACAAATTGGACGCACTATTACGCCCGCTCGTAACGCTGTCAACCCTAAATCGTGCGCTTCGGTTCCGGGTTAACGGTCGCCCCCGTGTGGTGCCGCATCCCGCCTTGGTGCTGCTCCTCGGCGATGTCGAGGATGTTCACGCATAGATACCGGAAACTGTCGCAGTTGCTCACAAGGATACCGTTGGCGAAATACTCGTGAGCGTCTTCAACGGTCAGATTGAACACTGTTGCGCTTTCTAATGACCCAGCCGCAACTACGTGAGCAGACCTTTTGTTTTTTGCTTTTCCTAGCTGAGAAAGTTTGGCCGCAAACTTCACAATTGCTATCCACATGCTCCGCACGTGTTTCGAGACGATTCCTTCCCTTGCATTTGGGTGAACAGAATCGTAATGCGACAATTCTGTTGTCCGGAACCATTGTTTCGTATTCGACCCCGCATTGCTCACACTTATTCTTTGCTGGGTGTTTTTTCCCGATTCCATTCTTCGCTGTTTCCACGTGTCTCGCATGTCCTTCCTTTGTTCTGTGCCAGAATACCGGGCCTTGATGGGCTGAATCTCCCCGGCGTTTCCAATGTTCTGCGAGATGTGCGCTTGGGTGCATGCACTCAAGGTTTGAAATGTCGTTGTTGAGAGGGTTCCCATCTTTGTGGTGGATGTGCTTCCCCTTTGGGATGGGTCCATTATCAAATTCCCAAACCGCTTGGTGAAGAAACCTTGGAACCTCTCTGTAATACACTCTTTCACTTCTTCTTTCCGAGTCTGGATACCTGCGAAAAATCCGCCCATTGAACACAATATCTTCATGATTTCGTTGCATTCTAAAAGGGTATCTTTGCGTTCCAGTTTATCAACTGGAATCATCTTCTGCTTTTCAACATTCCAAAACGGATGATCTGGAGTGCATTTAAAACGATCTCCATTGGAGAGTTGATACTCCCTAACTTTGGCTTGTCGGCTTCCGGCGGCGATTACCTTTTTAAACCCGGTTCGTGTCAGAGCGTAATCGCCGGTTTTTACGTCTTGGATTTCTATACTCCCTCTTGAGGTAAGAATCCGTGTTCCAGCTACAAAGCAAACGTGATCCACATGGTTACACATACTACCCTTAAGCGGTAGGTCGTTCCCATATCCGGCCTGCCCCACTGCCGGGTATCGGTATTCCGCTGCCATCGCTCGGGAGAGAACCGGGCAACGCTTCTTGTCGATCTTGAAATGCCAAACGGTTTGCAATCCGCCTCCCTGCACTTCACGGTTGTGGTTCTGCTGCAATAGACGGTTCACGGTGGCGATGCTGGGTTGTAGGTGAACGGCGGTCTTCATGCCGGGAAAGATGCCGTGGCTGTGGATCACCTTTAGCGCGCTGCTGGTCGCTCCTCGGGCGGTGAATGATGAGTTGCGCGCTGCCGGGTCGCAAAAGAAAAGCGCCTGCGGGCACACGGGCAACCCTTTGTTCCAAAAAGGAAACTCGTTTGCCAATACCTGAAGCAGCTTCACGCACTGCCGGTCTGTGTCGCTCCCGGTGAGGATAATCTCGCGCATCATCCATACGTGGAGGTGATGCTGTGCGTCTTCTTTCACTGCCGCGATAACGCTGGCGTTGTGCGTACCTACGTCCATGCCAACGGCAAGCAACGCCCCTTTGGGCCAGCCCAAATTCTCGGCTTCGTGCGCCTGTTGGTTGTAGGCGTAATACACCGGCTCGCCGTCGAAGTATTCGATAAACTCCCCGTGAAGAGCGGAGCGGGTGAAAGGACTGTTCGCCCCGTGCTTGGCAATGATGCGGTCGATCTTGTCTTGGGTGATGTGCGGGCAATCTTTCAGCCCTACCGCTATTCTGACGTATCCCAAGTCCGGGTTGTGCTGACTCTCGTAGAACGTGCCGGACATTTTTCCGGGGCTGCTGGCGAGCAAGATGCCGTTGTAGGTGCATCGGTCGAGCGCGGTGAAAATGTCCTCCGGTATCGACTTGGCTTCGTCGGCAATCATCAGTAGCGGCCCCCCTATGTCGTCCAGCTTGTGCCACCCCTCGGCGCGTCCTGCTTGGTCTGTGGTGAACGCGACAAAGCTGCCACCGGTCGGCGTCGTCACCTTGCGATTTAGGAACGTCCATCCGGGAAACTTGCTCCGGTGGCTTTCGATGGCGGGCATGATCTGTCCGTCGAGTTGCTTCCCGTCTGCCGTGGTGATGACTACACGCCCCTTGGGGTAAAGCGCCAGCCATCCAAGGACAAGGGTGGTGATGACGACGGCGCTCTTACCGCTGCCGTTCGGCGTGGCGAGGCTTACCATGACAAGCCGCTCGCTCGCCTCGTCAAACGGTTCCAGCGTGTCGGCCTGCCAATCGTAGAGCGTCAACCCAAGCGTTTCCTCGGCGAACGTGAGGAATGACGCCTCAATGTCGATGTCTTCAGCGTGGTGCGCTGCCATTGGTCATTTCGATTGGCTTCCGCGTTCTCTCAATCCGGCGAAGGATCGACTGCCGCTTTCGTTCCATTAGTTGCGCTCTCCGGTCCTCGGTCAGCATGGCGACGTTGACGTTGACGTTGATTCCGCCTGTCTCTGCCGTCTTGATGTGCGCGGCAAGCTCGCTGTCGTCCCTAAGTGCTTTCAGGCGGTCCCTCAGTTCATTGCGGCTGTCTCTGCCCTCCTTGGCGTAAATGCTGCGCTTCTCGGCAATCGTCAGGTGCGTGTGATGCTCTGCCTCTGATTGAATCTCAATTACTCGTTTGCTGACTTTTGCTGATAAGCGCGAGCTTAGATCGTTGACGTTTTTCGCGTTCGTGCCGTAGGTGGCTCGGTATGCGTCCGATGCGGACATTCCTAGCGCGTGGGCCTGCGCGAATGCCTCGTGCCGGGTGTTATTCAGGCGCGGCATGGCATGGGGTATTCCCGGCGACGGGTGGTGAGTGCCTTTTCGACTGTCCAGCCGCGTTGTAGCCGTACGCGGATCGCGGTATGTCGTATCCCGGTGATTTCCGCCCATTCCTGAATGCAGTGGGTTTCTCCGTTAAGGGTCAGCATGTGGTTTCCTCGGTGGTTCCTGTTCTGCTCCGTCTTGGTCGCCCAACGGCAGTTTTCGGGGCTGTAGCCTTTACTGTTGTCGATTCGGTCGATGCTGTGTCCCGGCGTCGGCTTCCTTCCCATATCGGCAAGGAATTGAGGAAAGTCATACCACTGCGGGCAAACTGTGATTCCTCTGCCTCCATAGTGGGCAAATTGCTTGTGCGTCTTTCTGAGGCATCGTGCCTTCATGTGCATCCATGTGCATCCATGCGGTGTATTCGGGAAGGTGCCGCTGCTGGTGCGTTGGTAAAAATCTCCCGTTCTCTTCGTTTCTTTGATCGTGGATTTGCCGCATGTTTCAATCGTAGCAGCGCGGTCGATTAAAGCAAGCGTCTGAGAACTCCCCGAACTTCTTTTTACTCTGCTGCCGGTCGGGCGCGAGGATCATGGGGGCGAACAATTGTTCGCTTCGTCGCATTGGTCACAACTCCACCTTAGCTTTTCCCCGTGGATGCAAAACTCTAAATCCCACTCGGTCCACAATCCGCCGGCAAATACCAATCGGGGGCGCGAGCATCCCTTGGCTTTTGCCTCGTCTGTTCCGGGCTCAATCAACCGGGCTTCGATTTCGATCTTCATGCGGTAGGCGAACAATTGTTCGTTTTTCATCGGGTGCGGTTTGGTTTCGGCCACTGCTTCCGGTGGAATGTCGAATACTTGGCTTTGCACCTCGGGCACGGCGCATCAATGATGATCGAAAGGTATTCGATTTCCGCGACAAGCCATCCGCATCGGCATTCCCACACAAACGATGCCTCTCGCGTTGCGGCTTCAGTGCTCATCCCTGCCCCCTCCGCTTCACGAAGTGCTTGGGCACGTTTAAGGTGATGGTCGGCATGACGGTCGGCAGGGCTTCCCCGTTGCTGGTCAGGTCTTGGCGGTCGAGGAACTCCCCGGCGTGCTTGGCTTCTACCACTGTGGCGGTCAGGCGCACGTTGGGCTCTACCTTGGCGTCGCGGGCCACGGCGTTCCCGGTGGAAACCAAGGAGCAAGCGGGCCTACGTGCTCAAGCTGTGCCGGGCTGCAATCGCACGTCTCTTTTGTCGGGGCGTTGCTCCGCTGGCATCGGGGGCATATCCAGCCTTGGGGTGTCGTGGTGTTGGTGCTCATACTATTCCCTTCCATGCGGTGATTATGCCGTCGAGTGCGCTTGCTGCAATGCGTCCAAGGTAAGACTCGTCCGTCGCTCCGGTTTCTTCGATGAACGCTATTTTTCTCAATCCATCAATCGCCGAGATAGTGGAGCGCCATCCTGCGACTGAATACTTCAAGTCGGCCAAATACACGCCCCCGGCGCGAAGCATTAACCCTTCGGCCAACGTGATATTGCCAAGGCACTTCTCCCGGATGGCGTCTAGCTTTTCGTGGGTGGTCATTTGCCGGGCTCGCGTTTGGTCGATCCTTTTTTGAGGTATCCCCATGCGTTTTCTGGAACGGTCGTGTCTGCCCCTCCCGCGTGCTTTCGCGTGATGCGCTCGAAGTGCGGGCGGGCTGGTCGGCGTTTGTTCTTGGTGCTCATTGCTCGGTCGTAACAGTAGCAGAGTCGGACACTTTGGGCGAACAATTGTTCGTTCTGGCGTGCGCGATGAAGCGTCCCCGTTCCTCCGCTGTCATGCCGTCGAACCACTGAATCACGCTTTCAGTCGCTCGGACGTAGAACGCCTTCGCCGCTCCGGTCTTCAACCCGGTGCCGGGTTTCCTCGGGTGGAGGTTCGCCAGTTGTGCCGGGTTGAATTTGCGGGGCGCTCGGTCGGGTCCGCGCTTTCCTTGGGTTTTCTTCATGGTCGGTTTATTCGCAAAGCGATAGCCATTTGCAGCCGGGTGATTTCATTTCGATGAGGCAGTCCAAGCCGACTTGCGCGATAAGTTTCAGAAGGTCGTGACGATAGGCGGAGGCGGAGGTGGAGGTGGAGGCGTAGGCGGAGGCGGAGGCGTAGGCGTAGGCGTAGGCGGAGGCGGAGGCGTAGGCGGAGGCGTAGGCGGAGGCGTAGGCGGAGGCGTAGGCGTAGGCGTAGGCGGAGGCGTAGGCGTAGGCGGAGGCGGATTTCGCAATCCTCTCAGCCGACTCAAAGTCCACGCAAGCCTCCATCGCCTCAATATGCGCCATCATTTCACCCCGCTTGCTTTCCGGGCATTTCTCAATCTCCTTGCGCCAGATAAACGGCAGCACTTTGTGAATCCCGCGCAGATACATCAGCCTGCCGAACTCCATCTGATCCAGCGCATCGCTCCCAAGTTGCGCAACCGCGAGTCGCTTCATTCCTTCGGCTCGCGCCATTTTATCAGGCCACGCGCAATCATTCAGCTTGATCTTGAACGCACGCACAGCTTCGCCAACGCACTTCGGATCATCGCCATGCGGCAACCCCATCGCGTAGCACACGGCAGCCTCTACGCACATTTTACCGGGCTCCGGTTTGCCGACTCCGCTAGTGAGGCCGTGCTTTAAAAGTTCGATGATTTTCTTTGCGTGTGTCTTGGTGGGTTTCAGGGTCTTTGTGCTCATTTGTAGGTTTTGGTGGTTCGTCGCAAGTCCGGGCGGGAAGTTTTGAGGCTGTCCCGCCCGGTTTCTTGCGTCGGAATGGTCAGATGGCTTCGAGAGACGCTTTGATTTCTTTAAAAGTGGCGAACCATTCGCCGGGTGATGCGCTGCCTTTTGGGTAGTAGCGGAAACCGCCCTGACGTTCGCGGATTTCGCCAACGGTCTTGCGGCTAAGCCGAACCTTGATGTTCCCTGTCTTGGTTGGGAGGTAAGTGATTCCCTGCGCCGTCTTCGCCGCGCTCGCGTTGGTGGTGTTATTAGTGGTGCTCATTGACGAAGACGTTACGCGCTCCCGTTTCTCGTGTCACGTTCTTTTTTCAATTATTTTCACGGCGAGGTTTTGGCGACAAATGCGCGGGCGTCTGCTGTCCTTTCCCAGCATTGGCTGCATTTCCCTTCCATCCCGCTTTCAAGCCTTCCGTCACACCAATCGCAGTCGATCATGTGCATTAACTCGACCAGTAGCTTCTTCGCCTCGGCAAGCTGCTGCTCAATCTCCGGCAGCTTCTCCATTGCCCGATACGGTGCCATTTCCTTCTCGTATTTGGATTTGTGCCTAGCCTCCAATTCAGCGGTTCGCTTCGCCACGGCTTCCGGGTCGTGCTGCTTGCAATAGAGTCCATGTGGGCCGAATCCCGGCTTTCTCCTACACTGGTGCTGCATTGCACCGCGCCCCGGTTTCCATACGGGCTCGCAGCATCGCTCCGCGTTGTAAGCGGTTCCCTTTGGGTTCCCGCCCCATCGGTTGTATCGGTAAGCCTTCGCTTCTTCTGGCGTGGTGATTTGTCGTTTCATATTTTCACGGCATCGTTTGTCCGCAATGCGGGCACCGTTCTGGCAGCTTCGGCTCGGTCGGTTCTCCCGTTGCTGGGTGAATGTCGATCACGATTGCCTTGGCCTGCTTGATCGTTTTTGCGGTCAGCTTCCGGGTGCTGGCGACTGCCGTTTTGAGAACTTCAATTCGCTTCTCGGGTGCCACGCTTGCCAGTGCGCGGATTTGCCCCTCTGGCATCGCGGACACGGTTTCCGCCATATCGGGCGCTTCGGTCGCCAGAAGTGCCTTCACGCTCTCCCCTGCTGCAAGCTGCTGCATCCTGCGCTGGGTCAATCCCCAGCGTTCGGCGCAATAGGCGTCAAACGTGTCGTGTGCCAGTTTCCACGGCTTCAACGGGTCGTCCCGTAGTTCGATGAAGATAGCGGCGAGGCTTTTGCCCCGCTTGGTGATTTCGTCCTCGTACCACTTCAAACGGTTCTGGCGTTTGGTGGCTTCGATGCTGGCTGCTAGGTCGTTGCTCATGTGGTCAGTCCTTTTTCCGATTTCACACTTTGAAAGATTGAACGTAATTCGTGAATCTCATGCCCTTCGTTTTCTTCCGGCGAACAATTGTTCGTTTCTCCACCTTCTTCCAAAGTCCACTCCACGGGTCGAATCCGACAATTGCGCTACCGCCCATTCGTAGCTCTCGGCAGAGTCTCCCGGCACCGGGTGTCTCGGTGACGATAACTCGCTTTGTCGCAAACCTCGATGCGGGATCAATCGCGATTACGACTTGGCTGGTAACTCCACTTTCAGAGCGGAGGAAATAAACCACTGAACCGTCTATTTGACGTTCCACTTCGTAGGCGGGGCACGATTGGGGTTGAACGGGTTTGCGTTCCCACTCCCCCGCACTGTCGGGCATCGGTAGGTATTTGCTCACTTCCCCTCCTTTGCCGAGTCGATGGCTGCTCGGGCGGTCATTACGTGAGTTGCGGTGATGGCTACCCCGTTCAATGCAATCACGGGAGAGTCAGGGTGTTTTTGGTGCTGTAGAAATTGCTCAACCGGAAGTGCCGCGAATGGCGCCAGAGCATCGCGAGCCGCCGCGAGTTGCGCCCGAAGGTCAATGACGCGCTTATGATAAGCTTCCCAACTATCGAACCCGTCCGGCTTGTCCTTTTCGTTTTCTCGCTTCATCGACGCAAGATAGCGGTCGCGAAGCTGCTGAACTGACGTTGCCGCCACGCTCGAAAGAATCGAATTGGTTTCCTCCAGCTTCGCTAGGGCGGCGTCTCGTTCGGTCGCCATGTCTTCGGCTTGTGCGCCAAGTTCCGCGCTTACTGCGTGTTGAATCTCCAAATCCTTCGCCATCGCTTCTCGTTCTTGAATGGCTTGATCTGCCGCGTATCGAAACCGCATCAGTTCTCGTTGCTCATCTGCGCGGGCGTCCTTGGTGGCGACTAGCTGCCCTTGCGTCTCATCCCGCTCTTTCGTCACCTTGTCGAGTTCGGCGCGGAGGGTGGAGAAGCGAGCGATTGCTTCTGCCCGGCACTCAACCCAGCGTTCGTGCAAAACGCGAGTGTCATACATGCCGCTGCGGGCATAGACTTCGATCAGGACTTGAATCAGCGTCTCGTCGTCAAGCGTGGCCGCTGGTCCGCACGATGGCTGAATGCTCGGCGTATCGCTGGCCGTCGCGTCGTTCGCTACTGGTTCAGCCGCCCAGCATACATCACAGATTCGCTCGCCAAGACGAAGCGTGAGTCGATCTGATGTTTTACCGCACTTTTCACAAGTCGCGGCGACGAATAGATTCGTCAGGCTCTGTTGGCATTGTGTCGCTATTTCGATTTCTCTTTTGGTCATAATTCTAGGATTCTTGGGTTGTTATTGCACTTCTCCGTTGGTGATGAATCCGTGCCAGTGGCCGCCAAAGTCGATTCGCGAGCTGTCTATCGACGGTGTGAGCGTAAGCGTCTCGAAACTCTCACCTGTTCGGCTCCATTTACATTCGGCTTTCGGCATCGCGACGCCGCGCTCTATCCAGCCTTCGGGGTCTATTGGGTTCGCGAACACAACTCCGAGGCGCTGCGTTTTGCAGTGCGGACAATCGAAGGTGAGTCCAAAGCGGATGTGGCCGTCTGGAAATCCAGTCCATCGAGGATTCAGTTCAATTAGTTTCATAGATTTTGGGTTTCGTTAAATTTCTCGCAATATCCGCGCAGCAAGTGCGCCTTTAGTCCGATTGGATCGAAGTCCCCCTCTAAGCAGAACGGGCATGATAGCGCGTCGTTCGCCGTCGCAGAAGGGTCGGACTCCTTCTCAGGAATTGGCCATGCGGCGCAAGGTCCGGTGTGCCCCTTGGCACGGGTGCAATACCAGCCATCAGGCGGGATTGTGCATTTCGCCGTCGCGTCCGGCTTATCTTCGGTGTTTTCGTTCATGGTGGGTTTCAAGTTACTTCGCGGCGGTCAGCAACGCCTCTTCACACTCCCGCTCTTCGTCTTCTTCCAAGTCCAGCGTTTCGCCCTTGCGGAAGCGAACCGCTCCCGGCACCGGGCAATCGTGCTCGTCCCAAACGGGAACGTCTTCCGTCACTCGAACGGTCAGGTCGAGCACTTCCGTAGGATCGTCGTGCCGGTTCGTGCCGTGGTAGATGCGCCCGGAAATCTCAACCGGGATGTCGTCGTTGCGCCAGAGGTTCTTGGTCGTGGTGTAGGTGCTCATTATTCGTGGTGGTTTGGTGCTTAGTCGCGGAAGTCGCCAGCGTTGGCGCGGTTGAACTGGTCGCCATCATCGCAAGCCTCGTGCGCTGCCGTTCCGTCTGCGTATTGCGTGCCTTCGTCGTCAAGGTTTACGAAGTCTCCGCAAAACTTGCATTTGGCGTGGGCGTTGAATCCTTTGCGTGTCCAGTTGGTGATTGTCGGTGTGCTCATAAGGTAGCTCTCTTTTACGACTTCCCGTTTTCCGTGTCCACTTCTGTTTTCAATTCTTTTACGGGTTCGAGTCTCCACGTCGTCACGGTCTGCTGCTCCCGTTGCCGGGTTTCGATCACGTAGCGCCCGATGGTGTTGCTCCCGGTCACGTTCCAATCGGCGTAATTCTCGGCCTTGCGGTCGGCGATGAACAGCACGGCTTTAATCGTCGCCTCGTCCAATCCGGCACCGGGACGCATCAAACGCTTACGGGCTGCGCTGGCGGTCATTCCTAGCGCCTGCGCGGTGGCTGTGAGAGTTCCCCTCTCTCCCCCCTGCACGATGGCACATAGGGCTCGGGCGATTGCCTTGGCGTCGTTGCCGGGGGGCTTCGGTTGTTTCTTCATGGGTCGTTTGGGTCGGGAAGTTTGCCGTGTTCAAGCCAATACTCGGCTTCCTGCTTTTGGGTGTGCGTCGGCGTGTTAAAAAATGGCGTCGTCATCCGGTTGCCTTCGTAGCCATACCAGTTCCCCCATGCGTTTTCTTTGATCCTACGCTTTGGCTTCTGTGTCGCCTGTGCGGCGGCGAATGCGCGTTGTAGTCCTTTTCCCATAGTGTTCGGTGTTTTTGAGAGTTCGCGGGCGGTTTGCTGTCCCGCCCGCGTCGTTTCTCAGGCGAGGGGCGCGGCGTCGGCGATGGCTTTGGAGGGTTCACCGTTTCCGATGAGTAGCTTGCTGGATGCCGTGAGGGACATCGAACACAGCTTATCCGCTTGGTCGATCAATACCGCGAGTGCTTTGTCGCTGCCGTCAAAGAGGATCGTGTTTTCCATGTTAGCGGGCCTCCTCTCCTGCCGTGATGGCATCCTTGATTGCCGTATCAACTTCGCTGTCGTCGTATGCTGGGGTTCCCGCGAGGTTGTGGTGTGCCAGCTTCAGCGCGTCCAGCATGGCGGCGAATGCGCGGGTCTGACGCTCGGCTTTGGCGAGGTAGTGGAAAAACTCCGGCGTTCCGTTCCCCTCCGCCTTGGCGTCCGCGATGGCGAGTGCTACGGCGTTCGCTGGCGTGGGGTCGTTGTAGAAAGCGTCAACCTTGCTCTCGTGCTTCACGGGTGCCGGTGCTGGTGCCGGGGATGCCTCAACCTTGATGAATTTCCCGGCGAACATGTATCCCTGTTCGTAGCCGTAAATCCGCTTCCATTCCTTCATCGTGTGCGTCTCGCCCCTTCCGGCCAATGGGAGGGTGCTGCATTCCATCCGAAAGAGTTCTTCTTTCTTACCGCTGTTCTGGCCAGCGGTAGCCTTTTTGAGTTGTGCGCCTGAGATGTGCATGTGCTCTTATTACGGCGGGTCGTAATTCATTGCAATATCTTTCTTCAATTATTTTGAAACTTTCTTTTCCCGGTGCCGGGTGCCAGTTGCTTAATGCCGTTGACAATTCGCGTCCCTCGGTATATCGGCGCGGCATGTCTGGTGAATCTCCATCCGCTGAATTACTCCGTAAGGCACTCCTTGCCGAGACGGTTGCGCGTGCCGAGATGATCGAAACCGAACGCGAGTTCCTTGCTGCGGAAGCAGCGGGTCGTGCGCTGATCGAAGCTCGCGAGCGTGAGCGGCGCGAGGCGACTATTTCCGGTTCCGGGCCGCGATAATCAACGGCACGTAGTCCTTCCGCATCAGGATTTTCAACCCCTCGGGGCTGAGTTCGTACCTCAACTGCGGGAAAAGCTCCCCACATTTCTGCACGGCGCAAATGTGCATGATGTCTTTCGCTGCCTTCTCCTGCTGGCCGATGAGTCGTTTACTGTTGAGATGCCAAGTCTCCTGTTCCCGGTTGTAAATCAGCATCGCTCCTCGGGCGGTCAGGCTTTGGAGTAGCTTGCGGGCGGTGTCGGTGATGTAGGGGCTACTCACTCGGGCCTATGCCTCGGGGTCTTCTTCGTCCGGTGCTTCAGCGATGCCAGTATTGCGGCGTCAACCGGGTGGCTTAATGCGTAGTCGCCCTTCAGGACACGTTGCACCGATTCCCATTTGAGGCTGCGTCCGGTCGCTTCCTGCACGTCCGCGATGATCTGCGCTCGTTGCCGGTGGTTCATCGCGGTGCTGGTAACGGGTTTGAACGCTCGGCAATCGCTCCGTCAATGAACGCCTGCCTCAACAGTGCCTCAATTTGCTTGTGCGTAATCATTCCGGGGCTTCGCCTCATTTCGTGCATCAGAGCTCGCGTGGCGGCTTCCTGTGCGTCCGCGTGGTGCTCCTCCATGCACTCCATTATTGCCTGTCCGGTGCTCATTTTGTGTCAGTGGGTAGCGATTGAGATTCCATGAATACGCCGTGCGCTTGCCATAGCTCCGTTGCGAGTTGGTCTGTAGCCATCAATACCCCGTCAGGAATGTTCTTGTTTTCTAGTGCTTTAATCCATCCAAACGGCGTCATTACTCTCCCGTCTCCCGTCCAGTATGGAAATCCCGGCGTCCCGGCTATTGTTTTTGCCAAATTACTAAGGGTGCCTCTATTCCCATGAAGCAATTTTTGATCGCTTCCGTAGGGCATGAAGGTTTCCAGCCATTCGAGTATTCGAGTGCGGTTCATTCCCCGGTGCCGGGTAGCGGCGGCGTTGTGATGTCCACCTTCTTGCGGGTCGTTTCCCGGTCTTTCCGGGGCTGGCGCGGCGGCTTGGTGATGATCGCCATGTTGGGCGGCGTAGCTGCGTCCGGCGGTTCCGGTGACTCGACCGGGCCAGCCCACCAACCTCCAACCTTGTGGCACAGCCTTCGCCTCGAAAGTCCGTGAAATTGAAAGCTCGGCCCACCTTCGAGGTAGTCCATTGCCACGCTCTGCGTTACTTCAACGCATTCCGGCTTCGACTTCGGTTTCCCATCCCACCACCACCAGACCCCGCTGGCCCTCGGATGTTCTGCGCTCCACCGTAACGCCGCCCAACCATGCGCTGCAGTCGAACGCGGTCCTGCGTGCGACTCACGCGCCCCGTTGTCCGTCGCAGCCTCCCGAGCCAACCGCTTCGTGCGTAGCCGTCCATTTTCTTTGAGCGCGCGAGCCCGCGCCTCACGCTCATTGCAGAAACGATCGACACACTGCCAGCACATATTCCAGCGAGGGGCCGTGGCTCTGGCTCCGCAGACGATGCGCTTACCATCCCCCACCGCAGGCTGCTGAGGTTGCTCTTCGCTCATGGCTTTGTCTCCCGCGTCGCTGAGCTTCCATCGATCTGCGAGATTTTGTCGGCGGGGAGTTCGCGGAACTGGTGCCGGAAGTGCTCGAATACCCCGTTGTCGATCTGTGTTTTTTCGCCCGTTGCCGGGTCGAGTAACTGCAATGGTGGCTGCTGCTCGGTGAGGGTCAGGCTGAACATGGCGATTACTTCCCGGCCTTATTTTTCTTTGCAGCGTTCCTCAAGCGTTTGCCAATCATTTCGAGCGGGTGGGTAAGTGCTGCGAGCCGTGCAACCCGGTCGGCTTCCCATTTGGAAAGCGGTCCGTCCACTTCCTCGGCTTGGTCGAAGTAGTTCGCGAGGGTTTCGGCGGCTGCGATGGCTTCGGCTTCTGTGATTTTCGGGGCGTCCGGGTCGGCATCACGTTGCGGGGGTGGCGCGAGCTTCTTTGGCTTGCTCGGGTGCCGCGCTTTGATTTCCTCTTTCAACGCGGCAACGCTCAACGCCTCGTCTTCGGCCTTGGCGAGAAATTCCTCCTGTTCCTCCGGGGTGAGCTTCGCAACGAGGTCGTGATGTGAGAGGGTGAGCGAGTCCACCCGGCGACGGGATTCTTCGATCTTGCTGAAAATCCAGCAAGCGTTGGCGACGGTCTTCTCGTTGTATTTCAGGTATCCGCGAGTCGCGTCCAAAGCCTGCGAATGGCGCGAGCCGAACTTGGCTTCGCCAAAGTTGATGCAGTCCGCAACCTTCGCCATCATCCGGCAATGACTGACTCCGGTCGCCTCAAGGGCGTTGAGCGATTGGCGGGTGAGTTCCATCCAATCCTCTTCCGGGCACTCTTCGCGGAAGGCGATGCCGTTGTCGTGAATGGAGAAAAATTCAAATTCTCCCTGCGCCATTACGCTTTGCAGGGTGAGTTCGGGAACAAGGGTCAGGGTGTCGTCGGGCATGGTGTGCGGTGGTCAGTGGTTACTTGAAAAGTTGCGGGAACTGGCGGCGGGAAGTGACGCATCCCTTTTCACAGCACGGACGCATTTTACCGGCTGGAACGAAACGCCCGGAACGTGGTCCGCGATAGGTGTGCGGATTGCTCATTTTGGGCTTTGGTTCTGCCTTGCCGTGTCCGTGGTTCGAGTCGGGAGATTGATAGGATTTCATCTGTTCGTGGTGGTTGAGGTTATACCAGCCGGGTTCAACGCCCGTCTCGCCGCTGGTTCGGCGTTCGGCGCGGGTGCGCCAAAAGTAAAGTTATGCTGCTTTCTGTGCGTGGATCGTGGCGAGCGCAATGTCCTTGGCTTCGCAGATTGCTCGGAATTGTTCGGTGCTGCCGCCCTTGTCCGGGTGCGCTTCTTTCGCCTTTCGGCGGTAGGCGTCCATGATGATCGGCTCGGACGCCAGTTCTGGAATGCCAAGGATTTCCCAAGGGTTTTCCGTGGTCTTCTCGGGAAGTGCGGCGTACCCGGCGAATGCCTGTTCAACGCTGCCAACGCCCCAACGGTCTTGTTGGCGTAAGGTTTCGATGTGGCAGGCGATTGCCCAAATGTTGCATTCGACGTGCTGCCAGCGGTCGCACGGCAACACGATTTGTTTCCCTTTCAGTTCAAAGTAAATGGCAACGCCGGGGTCTTCCGGGTTCGGCTGGTTGCTGTGGGGAAGCCCGTCGAGTCGAAGGCGTAGGTTGGTGCTGAGAATCGCCTTTTTTGCCCCAAGTCGTTCAAGCTCGGCGAACAACTTATCGCGCCCCTCGGCGATGCTGTGGCGGCGGTTCCCGTATCCAGTCCTGACAGGCTTCCGAAAGCGGGATTCGCTGCGCGCCTTGGTTCGCGGGAGTCGAATCGGCCAAGTTAAGGGGTAGGACTGCGCGCTCATATCAACCGTTCCGCCGCTTCGCCACTTCCTTGCGGATTTTCCAGCAGCCGTTCCGGGCGGCGTCGGTCATTTTGGAAAGCTGCTTTTTGTTCCATGCGTCGATGGCGTCGATTTCGTGGATATTAGGCAAACCGGCACGAGTGAATATCCGCTCGTAGGCTTTCACGTACCGGCGAACCAAGTCCGGCCAAATGTGGTTTGCGAGTTCTTTCAGCTTCTCCACCTGCAAGGGGAGCAACCGTTGGCGTTCGCTGTAGTTCGGTTCGGCGGGGTCGGCAGCGCGCACGATTGCCTCGGAGTCATTCAGCACACGTAAAAGGGTCGATTCGATTGCGGCCATAGGGTCAGGGTTTGAAGAGTCGGCAGATGAGCGGCCATGCGCCCCAAGTGACGGCGATGGTGCCCGCGAGGATCATGCAGGCGTGGCTGGCGACTAAGACGGTTTCGTATTGGTCAACGGGGTTCATTGTGGCGATGGGTTGGCGCTTTCTGCCGTCCACAAAACTCCGATTTCGTCGGCTTTTTCGAGATGCACGTCCATGTTGTTTTCCATCCAATCCTTCACCTCGGAGCGGTCGCGCATCGCGTGGCGGATTTCTTCGTGAAACACCTGCTCAAAGCATCCGGGGTTTTTGGAGTCGTCAACGCCCGCGTAGTATTCCGCTCGAATCGCCGCAACGTAGGCGACGAACAGTTTCGGAATCATTTCAGCCGGGAAGGGGACTTTGTTCCCGTTCACTGAAAATGTGATGGTTCCTGCTTTGGCCGGGTCAACCGGATTGGGGTCTTGATTCATGTGCTCGTGTGCTCGTGATTAAATACGCCGTTCCGTTATTGCGTCAATCTCATTTTTCACAACTTCCCGGTGCCGGGTCATTCGATCTGCGTTCCTACGCGCATCGGCGGGACTGTCCAAGTGAGAAGTTTTGACATCTCTTCGGCAAGCTCTCTCGCTTGCTCTTTGCTCAGGTGTTGCGCGAAGTCTTCCGTCAACCCTTCAACGAAGTTTTTGCGTGTCTTTTCCATCATTGCAAAAAACTCGTCGCACAATGGCTGTAGGCTTTCCCTCCTTACCTTGTCGTATTCTTCCGCTGTCATGGTCAATCCCAAGGGACGCTTTCAAGGTCGAGCCCAACGATGTCGCCAACGTGCGCCCATTGGTTTCCGAACGGGGTTTCAATCCATACCAGTTCGGCGTTCGCCTTGTGGCGGCGGATGGGCTTCACGGATGATGCCAGTTCTCCGCGTTTCACGTAGGGGCCGCGAATGGTGGCTTTGATTGATTGGAAAAGTTCCAAAAGGCTTTGCGGCTTGGTGGTCGTTTCGGTGCTCATAGTAGGGGAAGCTGGGTCTGGGTGTTGTCGGGTTCGTCGGTTGAAAGTGGCGTCCATCGGGTCGGTCGGTCAATCCGGTTGAGCGATGGGACTGATACCCATTTCCTGCCGTCGTGGGCGGCGAATTGAAAGCTGAGTCCGTGGTGTGCGAGAACGGTTGTCATGCGGGGAGGGAGTTCCTGAAAGCTGAGTTCTTCGTCGCTCAAACTAGATCGGGTTGCGCTGGCTGCGGTGCCTCCTGCTGGTCGTCCGCGCTGCTTTCGGTCGCTCGGCTGGTGAAGCGGGCAAACTCCTTCAGGAACGTCAACGGCACGTCACCGATGGGGCCGTTGCGCTGCTTGGCGATGATGAGTGTTGCCTTGCCTTCTGCCTCGCGTTTTTCCTCTTCGGTTTCGGCGTAGTATTCCTCTCGGACCAGCAACCCCACTACGTCGGCGTCCTGTTCGATGCTGCCGCTCTCGCGTAGGTCGGACAGGCGCGGGCGTCCCTTCACTCCCCCGGTGCGCTTCTCCACGTCCCGGCCTAGCTGCGCGAGCACTACAACGGGGATGCCGAGTTCTTTCGCCATGCCCTTCAGTCCTGCGCTTACCTCGGCAACTTCACGTTCCCGGTTGCCCTGTGCCTGCCGGGATGTCGCTCGAATCAATTGCAGGTAGTCGATCACGATTGCCGCGAGGTCCGGGTGCGCTCGCTTCATCCTGCGGGCCTTTCCCCGGATGGTGTTTATGCTCGCCCCGATGGCGTCGATGATGCGGAGCTTGCGGCTGCTGGCGAGCGTGGATGCTGCGGTTGTGATTGCCGGAAAATCGGCATCGGACAAAAAGCCTTGCCGAATGCGCGCCATGTTCACGCGGGCTCGGCTGGCGATGAGTCGTTGCGTCAATTGCTGCGTGCTCATTTCGAGCGAAAACACGGCAACCGTCTTCCCCTCGTTGATCGCGATATGCTCGGCGATGTTCATGGCAAGGGCCGTTTTCCCCATCGAAGGGCGGGCGGCAATTACCGTCATTTCCTCGGGGTGCAACCCGTCAATCATCTGGTCGAGCGCGGCAAACCCGGTGCTGAGTCCCGTAATCGCTCCCCGTGACTCGTAGGCGGCTTCAATCGCCCGCACGGCTTCCATGATGCTGTCCTGTGGGTCTTCCTCGCGCAACTCGTGGTCGTCGCTCCCTTTGCGAATGTCCATCGCTGCCTTCTCGAAGCTGTCCAGTGCCCCGGCTGCGTCTTCCTGTTCGTCGTAGGCTTTGGCGGCGTGCTCGGTGGCCGTCATGATGATTCGCCGCAACGTCCATTTCGCAAGCACGATGTCGGCGTAGTAGCGGGCGTTTGCCGCTGTCGGCAGGTAGGTGAAAAGCTGCGTGATGTGGGCTGCCCCCCCTGCGTTGTCGAGTTCGTTGCGGTCGCGGAGTTCGTTGGTGAGCGTCACGATGTCGAGCGTGCCGTGCTTCTCCACCAATTCCCGGCACCTGCGGAAAATGGTCGCGTGATGGGGGAAGTGAAACGCCTCAACGGTGATTCCTTTCTCGTCACAAAGCGCGAGCACTTCGCGGGGCATGATGAGGGCACTGCAAATCAGTCCCTCCTCGGCTTCTTTGGCCTGCGGTAGCTTGCGCGTGGCTTCCGGCAAATAGCTCACTTTCTGCGCGAGGTCCGGGCGGGCTGCTTTCGGTTGCCGCACTTCTGCCGGTTCCGGTGGTTGCTCAACCGGGGCGTCAAAGTCTGGTTCTGCGGTGGTGCTTCGGATGCTCATTTTAGACCGTGATGAGTTCTTGCTCAACGTGGTCTTCAACTGCCGCCATGTTTCGCACGGCTTGGTTGTAGTAGGCCGTTTTGAGTTCCGCGCCGATGGCTTTGCGACCGTTCAAAACTGCCCCGTAGGTTTCGCTTCCGACGCCCATGAATGGGGTGAATACGACTTCGCCGGGGTTTGACCAAAGCACGCAAGCGCGTTCGATCACGTCGAGTTGCAAAGGGTGAACGTGGCGCTCGTCGTCGGCTTCCCGGCTTTCCTTGTAGGGAAGCACGCGGTCAATCCGAATATCATCCCAAAAAGAGGAAGCGTATTGCCTCCAAATCCAGTGAGAAAAACGGTTCTCGGTCTGCTTTCCTTTGTGCCCGCGATATTGTTGGAGTTCGTGCGGAATTACGCGCTCGCCAGCGTAGGAATGAAGTCCGGTCGGATGAGATACCGGAACGGGGTTTTCTCCCTTCTTTCGGAATGTCAAAAGGTAGTCCGCGCCCGCGACATCGCAGAGGGTGGAGTCTTCGACAATTTGAGCGTGAGCGAGTCCTTTTGCCATTGTGCGAAGTCGGACGCCGAGGGGTTCTTTCCAAATGGCACGGCGGGCCGTGAACTGAAACCCGCATTCCTCGTGAAGCCGGATGATGTCGCCCGGAAAGTCGATCAGTCCCGTCCCGACGTTTGCCCCGCATCCCATTTTTGCCGTCGCACCATTCCCAGTGCCGGGAACGTCCATGCAATGCACCGCCGTAATTCGTCCCGGTTTGGTGATGCGGGCGATTTCTTCGACAACGTATTTGTAGTGGATGAAAAACTCGGGATAGCTGGCGCAGTTGCTAAGGTCGCGCTCGCTGCTGCTGTAGTTGTAGAGTCCGCAGAACGGCGGGGAGTAAATACTGAGGTCGATCTTCTCGTCTGGAAGCGACTTCATTACTTCGATGCAATCCCCGTTGTAGAGGGCGTATTTGGGCGTAAGGGTTTGGTTGATTAGAGCCATGATGGATTAGTTTGGGTGTTGATGTGTTGGTTTGCTTTTTCGATGCGAAGCTCGTTGTTGATTAGCTCAACGAGTTTCGCGAACATTTGTTCCGCCTGCGCGGCTTTCCGGTTCATATTCGACAGAACGCCCCGCTCTCCTTCTGACGCGATAACGTCAACGCGGACGGGGTTCTTTTGTCCAAATCGCCAGCATCGGCGAATGGCCTGATACCACTGCTCGAACGAGTGTGACGGGAAAAACGTCTGGTGAGCGCAATGCTGCCAATTCAATCCAAACCCTGCGATTACAGGCTTTGATACCAGCACGCGAATTTGACCGTTGGCGAACGCCTCGAAAGTCTCCTCCTTAAACTCGTCCGGGTCGCTGCCCTCAACCTCTACCGCGCCGGGAATCATCTTTTCGAGCATGTGCCCCTCTTCGTTCAAGTGGCACCAAGCTACGGCAGGCTTTCCGGTTACTGTGACGAGGGATGCCGCCATTTCGCAACGCTCCTCGATTGTGCGCCTGCGCTCGGCACGCTGTTCCTGCAATCCGATAGCTGGCATGTCGAAAAGAAAGTCCGGGTTTGGATTCCGGGCTCGGATGATGTGCTCGATGCTTTTGAGTTCTGGCAGCTTGTAGGCGTCGTTTGGAAACCCGATGTCAGACGGTTTCCTGATTGCTCGCGCCCATGAACAAATCCAGCGCCAAAAGTCGTGTTCAGAGTGTCCGCGAAACCGATAAACACCGGCACGAAACTCCTCGCTGCGGGTTTCCGTCTTTTCTGACTTTTTGAAAAATCGGTTCACCATGTCCATGAATCCCAAATCTCCAAGCGCCTCGCTGGAAGTTCCAAGTTCGATGTAGTCGTTGGGCGCGGCTGTCGCGGTGCATAGGAGTCGGTAGGGCAGCTTACGCATAAAGTCTGTCACCTGCGCTTTAATCTGGCCGTCCACGTTTTTCAGGATGCTCGATTCATCGCACGCCACGCCCCCAAACTGTTTCCAATCGAATTTGTGAAGCTGCTGATAGTTCGTCACAGTGATCGGCGCGGCGATTTTACCGTCTCGGGATTGCTTCGCCTCGATCCCAAACTTTTCCGCCTCGCGAACCGTCTGCGCCCCCACTGCTAGCGGCGTTAAAATCAGCGCCGGCTTACACGTTTTTTCCACGATGTTCTGAGCCCATGTCAGTTGCATCGGTGTTTTACCAAGCCCGCAGTCCGCGAAGATTGCGCTGCGTCCTTTCCTCACTGCCCATTCGGTCAACGAACGCTGAAACGGGAAAAGCGTGTCCGGCATAAACAACGGCTCGAATCCGTCATTGCTGCCGAGATGCGTTTTCCGCTCAAGAAACTCTGCGTAGTCGTTTGTCTGTGTGGTTTTGGTGCTCATAAATCAGGCGGCTTTCGTCTTGGTGCTCGGGGTGTTCATTAAAATCCAAATCCTGTTGCTGTCGTTCCTTTGTCTATCAGTGTTCCGTAGTTCGGGTTCACGTCGATTGCGATTGCGCTGCGTCCGCTTTCCAACGCCATTTGGGCCGTTGTCCCGCTCCCTGCGAATGGATCAATTACAACGTCGCCGGGGTTTGACCATGTGAGAATTAGGTCTTGCGCGAGCCATTTCGGCATCATCGCCGGGTGGGGCATAGCCTCGCACATATCTTCTTGCCCTCGGGTCTTGCCGCGCCACACGTTCCCGCGCATCCCAAATTCCGCCGTTACCTTTTTTCTTCGGACTGACTTTAACCCGTCCCTTTTCGTAAATGTGTTCACGCCTAAATTTCCAGTGCCGCCCGTCGCGTTCTTCTTGTCGCGAATCGGGTTGAAGCAGCGCGGGGCACCTTTTGAGAGCACGAAGACGTATTCAAACATTTGGTGATACCGAACGCGCTCCGGGTGAGAGAAATTCAGCTTCTCGTAAATCATCGTGTCGTGGATGCGAAAGCCGCATTCACGGCGGAAGAAAATCTTCTGCTCGCATGAAGTCACCGATTCGCTCCCGTCTTCAACGCCGTCCCCCACATTCCAGCAAACTACTCCCCCATCGCAGAGCACTCGAAACAACTCTTTCGCGGTGCCCTCAAAGTCCCAAGATAGCTCTCTGCCGTAGCTTCTGAGGTTGTCGTAGGGGGGGGAGGTCACGCATAGATGCGCGCTCCCTTCTGGCATCTCTGCAAGCCGTTGGCGACTGTCGCCGATGATGATTCGCAATTCTGCGCTCATGCCGCTTTCGTCTTGGTGCTCGGGGTGTAGAACGGCTGCTTTTTCAGCCATGCCCAAAAGGTCGATTTGTCGTGGTCGGCGGCGAACTGGTATTCGACGGGCTTCCGGTTGTTGTCCCGTAGCCATGTCGGCCAATGCTTGCGCCATTCCTCAACTGCTGGCTTCCCGGTGCCGGGCGTGTCGTATTTGCACTCCATGATTTTCGCCACGGTGTCCGGGCGAAGGAAAAAGTCCACGTCGGCAATCCATTTCCGTTCGTTCTCTCCCATCAGGAAACGGCTTGCCTTCATCCGTTCCATCGCCTGCTTCCAATACACGTTCCAAAAGGCATCTTTCATCCTCGCATTCAAAGCTCGGGAGCGTCCGGGGGACATTGATCTAATCTTGGGGAAGGGGTCAGGAAGGGCGTTCCAAGCGTCGAGAAGTTGAGTGTCTATCGTGGTGGTTTCGAGGGAAGTGGTTGGGAATAAAGCAATCTCCGTGGCGCTCTGCGCTCCTTCTTTCCTTTGTTCTTCTGTCCCTTGTTCTTTCTTAGGTGACGGGTTGCCGTGGCACGGTTTGCCGTCCTCTGGCTTCCCGTAGCACGGTGAATCTTTCCAGTTCGTCCGGTTGGTTCGGTCGCTCTCAGCAATGGGTTCTTCGTGGAAAGTCCAGATTGCCCCGATGATCTTCCCGGCCTTGCGGTTCTCGGAGTAGCGCACGTATCCGAACGATTCGAGTTCCTGCATTCCGCTTTTGATCGCCTCTCGCCCTTCGGTTCCCTGTTCGCTTAGCCATCCTTGGTGAACCTGCCACTCGTCCGCGTTGGAAAGGGACATTGCCAGAATGCCGCGAGCTTTGAACGATAACCGCTTATCGCGAAGCATGGCGTTTGAGAGCGTGGTGAAATGGCTGCTCTTCACCGTCCGGTGCATCGTCTTGAAAGGCTGGTCACTCATAGGGAAACAAAAACCCCTTGGGCGGGGACGGAACGGAGAGAATTGACGCGGCCAAGAACAAGCCGTTGTTCGCTCCGTCCCCACACAAGGGGACTCTGGTTTCTGAATGATTTCATGTGTTCTTTGTTTGTCATTCTCGGGTTTCTCAGGCCCGCTTGCCATCTCTGGCAACGTGTGAAGTGTTCCCGTTGCCGGGTGAAAGGTCAATCGCGGATTTGCTGCAATTTGGTGGCGAGCGTTTGCCGCATCTGAGCGAACAATTGTTCGCCTCGGGCATGATCTACCGGGTTGATCGGTTCAACCGGGAGTCTGAGGGTTTTCTGTTTCGGCTTGGTCTTCTTCATCGGGTGCGAATATCAGGATCAAAAGGTTCTGCGTTTGGCAGGCGGGGCAGTAGCGTTCGTATCGCTTTATGCCCCGCAGGAGGCGCGGGGCGAACACTCGCGGGCATCCAAGGCATTTCCACTCGTAGCCGCGTTCTTCGGTCGCTAGTGGGTTCTTGGATTGCATCGGCTTACCCAGCGATTTGCATGGGCATACTTCCGGTCGCGATGAATCGTCCGGTGCTCGAAAGGTGGAAAAATGCCGTTCGCTGGTTCAAGGCTGCGATGTGGCAGATTCGGAGTATGCGGGCGTGTGTCATGGCTTGGTCAGGTCGTAGAATCCGGGAACGGTTGGCAGTTCTCCGGGGGTGTTGGTTGTCGATCTAAAGAGCGGGTGAGTTCGGATGTGGAGGGTGCCGAAAAGCGTTTTCACTCGCACGGTGTTCTCGCGGTATTCCCGGCGACGGGTGCGGTGCCATGCTGCTCGTTTGTCCCGGTTCGCTTTCCACCTGCGTTTTGCGGCCTGCTTGTGGTTCACAGTCCTACCCCTTTCAGTTCTGAATGCGTGCGAATCGCTGCCTCCATGATCTTCGCCTTGGTAATCGCTTGGCACACGTTTCTCGCGCAATCCTTCAACTCTCTGGCGATGAGTTGCGAGGGGTGTTCGTGCCAGCCAAGTAGCGAAAAAATCTCTTCCTTGTTGGCGAGGATCGGTTGCCGTTTGGACAGCTTGCCTACGACTTTCCCCTTCACGTCGTTGTAGCAATAAACCGTCGTTCCGCGCCCCGTCCATGATCTGCGGCGAATTGGGATGGTGATGCACTGTTTTCGCGGGTCGTCGTGGTCGCCCGGTCCTTCAATGATCGTGCGGCGCATCGTGTTATTCCCCGATTTCCAGAGGATCACGTCCCCGCACCGGAGCTTCATGTATTCGTCTCGGGTCATGGCTTCTTTTTTTCCTGCTGTCGAAGGAACGCGAGGTATCCGATTAGAAAGCCGTGCGCGTTTAGGGTTTGGGTGCTCATAGGTCAAAAGGGTTTGCGCGCCGCGTCCGACATTTGCCGGGCGGTCTTGTCCGATTCTCCTGCACTCCACAGGGGGCTACGGGTGCTCTTTCTGAGCGCGCAAAAGTGGGCTGTGGGGGTCATTGGGTGAACTTCTCAGCCATGATCTTCCGCATGAGGGCGATTCGGTCGATAGGCTGCTTTGTCGTCTGCGGTGGTGTCGAAACGGGCACCGTCTCTTCGCGCTTTGCCGTCTGCTGCTTCGTTTGACGCTTTTTCCGGGGCAGTGGTGCGGATTTAGGATCGCGAGGCGCACGGGGCTTTAGCTGCTTGCCGGTCGGCCCGCGCTGTCCGGGTTCTGGTCGCTCCCCCGTTTCGATGAAGATGCGGCAGGCTTCTTCCGCTTCCTCGCGGGTTTCGTAGGTCCGCAAGTAGGTTCGTGCGGAGTTCTTGCCTCTCACTGAGGCGTCGAACGTCACATAGATGAGTCCCGCCCGGTGCCGGGTGCGCTTGGTGATGCTCGGTCGAAGGGTTGAAACCGGCTGCCGTCCGACTGCGAGAAGTGGCGTGTTCTCTGCCCTCTCCCGTGTCCATCCCCGGAACATGCGGTTGTTGACGACGGAGTTCGGGACCATTGGCTTTTTGTCCGATTCCCGGTTCATCCCTTCCTCCGGTCAATTTCCGCCTGCTCCTCGCGGGCTAGGGCGCGTTGGCTGGCCACGTATTCGTTTGCCACTTGGCGCGGCACGGGTTCGCCGGATTCGTCTTCCCAATCCTGCGCGGCGGTGAATGCCGTTTGTGCTTCGGTGAAGCGTGCTCGGGCCATGTCGAGCGGCGTAAGGTCGGGCTCGGGTAGGTCGAACAAAGTTTCTGAGGTCATGGCTTGCGGTGCTTTCTGCGATTGATAAGGCGGGCGCACGCTCTGGCGCGGCGGCGTAGGAATTTGAGCGAGGGACAAACGCGCTCGGCGTAGTGGATGTCTCCCCCGGCGATGTCGTCGGCGACTGCCACGTATCGGGCCATGAGGTAGCTGCCGAGTCGGTAGAGGCGTAGGTTGATTGCTCCGTGAATGAGGGTTTTCATTTCTCGGTTTCGTTTTGGACAAGTCGAGAGAGGGCGATTGCGAGTTGATCGCGATACCAGCTTGCGCCCTCGGCGGATTGTCCTGTTGTGATAGTAAACTGCTGGTGGTCGATATGCAGAAACACGCTCTTGTTCGGGCTGCGGCCTGCCGAGTAGGTGTATTTCTTGCGAAGGCGTTTTTGTAGAGCGGTCATGCGAAGGGAAGGGCGTCCTGCGGGTCGTGCGGTGGAACGTGAAACCTGCTGTCGTTTATCCCGGTGCCGGGAACGATAACGCCTCGCTGTCCGTCCATGTAGTCGGCAATCGCTACGCAACTCCAAATGTGCTTTGAAACGCCGTAGAGCAAACCGGGCGATTTCGCGGTTCCCTTCTCGCCGTATTTGTCCCGCAACGCCTGATTTACGTTGGCGTCTTTGGCCTTGGTGGCTCCGCAAATGTGCATCTTCACGTCTTTGCGATAGACCAGCCGGACGGGAGGGACGGCGCACTCTTGGAAGCGGCCAATCCAGAGAACCGTCTCGAACGTCTCCCGGCCAACGGGCATCCCGTAGCTGGCAATCATTTCGATGGCGACGATTTCCGCCCCTCCAAAGGCGTTCTCTTTCAGCCTTGCGCGCATTTCCAGATTCGAGACAAAGCCCATTTCAATAGGGCGTCCATCCCATACGAGAAACGCGGATTCGTAGGTGCCGGGGTCAATGCAAAGCGTTCTCATGGCTTGCCTCCGCATTGGATACACAGTCCCCCGGCGAACGGTTCACTTCCGGGCTTCATCACGGTTGAGCACGAAACGCAACGCACGCCCGCGCTCGTCGTGTGGTCAAAGTAGGTCGGTGCCGTCTCCCGGCGTCGGACGATTGCCGCGATGATCGAGGCCACGATGAGGCTGGCGAGGGCGATGATGAGTTTGGTCGTCATGGCTTCTCCTTTCGGGCGTAGGCGATTGCAGCGCACCAAATCTGCGACCTAGAATATCCGCTTTCAGTTGTCGGCGTTGTAGCCTCGAAGTGCGCTAACGCTTCAAGGTCAAGCTCGCGTTGAGTTTTCGGCTTTGGGATAGGAGGAAGCGGGCGGCGCGCTAACCAATGGGTGTCGCCCTCCTGCTGGTTTCCCCAAAGGTTTTCACCGCCGAACACGATGCTGAATCCCGAACCACTGGCTCCCATCGGCGCAAGGTGGTGTGTTTGAATCCCGGCTGGCAGCGGCAAAGGATACGGCTTTTCAACCGCGTATTTATTACCGCTCGCGTCCACGATAAAGTTTCCGTCTGGTGTGTAGATGTTCATCGCTTATTTCCCCTCCTCGCGGCGGGCCGCTACGTGGTGCTCGGCGTGAAGCAGTGCGTTGTAGAGCGCGTCGTCGTTCCCTGCCAGCTTCGGCACCTTCTCGCACTGCTGCATGTAGTCCGCTTTGAACCAATCCATGATCGCCACGGCTTTCTTCAGCGGGGCTGTTACAAACAGTTCCCCCATCGTCTTGCCAAGAACCTTCCCGCCTGCGCTTCCAAAGTGGCATTTCACAGCTTGCCATGCGTATGGGTCGGGCGCGGGCTCGGTCACGGTCGCTTTGGTCTTCTCGGGTGGCAGCACTTCCGGGGCGTGGTCGGTCACGGTCGGAACTTCGGTCTTCGGTTCGTTGGGCTCAACGTAGGTCGCTCCCGGCAGAGTTTCCGTCACTGGTGCCTCGTCAATCGGGGCAACGTCTTCGCCGAGTTCCTGCAACCGGCAGCGCAGTTCGCTCGCGAGTCCGTAAAGGCGTTTCCGCTCGCTCGGGCTGGCGTGCTCGGCATCTGCCAAGTGCTGCTCCATGATCTGCCGGATGGCGTCCGCTTCGCTCGGTGGTTCCGTGGTCGTCTTGGCGTCCTCCAGTTCGTCCGGGGAGTAGATACCGGCGATGAGTCCCGGCATAATAAGCCGCACGCCTTCCGTGATGGTCCGGGCCGTGAGCATTTGCCGGGGCGACTGTGCCCAATTGTGCTTCTTCTTCCAAACCTTGCCGTCCCGGTCCCATGACATCGAAACCTTCTTGGCGTCAACGTCCGCGATGGTACGAATGATGGTTTCCTCGCCCGCTTCCGCGAGTTCGCTGGCCGTCTTGGTGTCGCCGTCGCGGAGTGCCGCGTACCGCGCCTTTGCCCGGTCGGTCGCTTTCGGGTCGATCTTCTTCCGGTCGGAAAAGAACGTGGCGGCAACCTCGCTGTCCGTCCGGGTGTGCCAGATAATACCCCCGCCGCGTGCTTCAAACTCGCCCTGCATGGCGTCAGCGCGCATCGAAGGCTTCCCTTCGATAATGTGGTACCGGCGCAAGGCGGCGATGGGGTTCATGCCCTCGGCCTGACAAAGCAGCATCAGGCAAAGCGCCTGCTCGGGTTTGGTGACGCCGAACATGCCACTAGCGGCGATGCTCTTGGAAACGCGGTCCATGTCCTCAAGGGACGTGATGGCGAGCGTTGGTTGAATTGGGCTGGCGAGTGCCAGCGGGGTAGCTGTGGTGCTCATGGTGTTACGAGATTTTGGTGAACGGGTAGCGGTCTGCGAAGGGTTTGATCTGCTTGATGAAGTAGCTGCCGACACTCTCGGCTTTCATCAGTTCGTCGTGAAGCTGCGGCGGCACGTTCCGATACTGGTAGATGCTGCCGGGCTGGTCTGGCTTGTTGCGGGTCGGCTTAAACTCCACTTCAAGAACCTTGGTTGCCGTTGAATATCCAATCGCTTCGATCTGCGAAGAAACTACTTTTGTGCGTTGCATGTGGTTGGTGTGTGCTCTGCGGTTTTGTTGGTGTTGGTGATGTGAACTACTCTCTTCCCGGCTGCTCTGCCCTCGGTTCCCTGTGAGAACTTTACCCATCGCCGGAAAGCAAAGTGGGCTTCTCGTTTGTTGTGCCCGCAATAGACGGGCTCGGTGATTCCTTCGACGGTTACGGTGTGGAGTTGCTTCGGTCGTATGAAGCCGTATGTCCGGCTTTCGTCGCGCTCGTATTGGCCTCTTGGCATATCAGCGAATCGTCACCTTGGCGTCATCAAAAACTTCGATGCCCGGCAGTGATTCAACCCCCATTTCGTTCAATGCGGAAAGAACGTCTCGGGTGCGGATTTCGCAGTTTACCAAGTCGGGCCTCGCTTGACCCAAAAGGATGAGGCTTTTCTTCACTTCAAAAGGATTTTTCCCAATCACGCGAAAGTTCTTCATCGCCTTTGCGCTGACGCCCTTGGTCTGCGGGATGATCGCCACGGGCGCGGCAACGGGCGCAACGCTCTCGCTGGCGAGTTCGGCGGCAAGCTGGGCGTCTTCTGCCGCTTCGGCCTGCTGGCGGGCTTCCTGCGCTTCGCGTTCGGCTTTCTCGCGGGCGGCTTTGCTGGTCGCATCCTTGGCCGCTTGTTCGGCGGCTTTGGCGCGGGCTTCCGCTTCGATCTTCTCGCGTTCGGCTTTCTCGGCGGCTTCCCGTTGCCGGGTGGCTTCCGCTTCCGCACGGCGTTGCGCTTCCTCGGCGGCACGCTGCGCTTCCTGTGCCTTGCGAAGCTGCTCCCGCTGGAAGTGGTTGATGAATCCGTCCAGACGGTCGCGCTCTTTCACCAAGTCGGCGGTGAAGTCCTTTGCCAACGTGTCGAGCTTGCGGCCCGCGTCGAGGATCGGCTTTTTCAACGCCTCGCGGGTCTTCTCCACTCCGCTCGCGATGGCGTTCACTTCGCGGCGAATCTCAACCGCTTTGTTCAACTCGTCGTCGCTCGTCACCTGAACGATGCCCTTCGCTTTCAGCAACGCCTCGGCTTTGATCGCTTCCGCTCCCGGCGCGAGGGTGATGGTGCTCTGAGTGTCCGCAATGATGATTTCGGCGGTGCTCATGTTACTTGGACTCCGTTTCTTTTTCTTCGGCGGCGCACCGCTCAATATCCTTCATCGCCGCGTCTTTCGTTTCGTAGAAGCGCACGGGCGAAACGCGGATTGGCGAAGACGCCTTGTAAATCTGCATCGCGGCAAACTCGGTGGACGTGGCTTTCTCCAGATTCTTTCCCTGTTCACCCGCAAGCGTGACGATCCATCCGGCGCGGCAGTGCGTCGGCTCGCCGG